GTTAAAATATACCTATACGTTTCTGCGCCTCCTTGTCCCTTTATAGCAGAAGAATAAGCTGTGTGAAGCTTCCAGCCACGATCAGCCATATAATTAAGTGCAGTTATCATTGATAAGAAATCAATCACTTTCCCCTCCTCATCCACTATTTGATTATCATCTGAAGCTTTATAATAATATCCCTGTTCTCCAAAATCAAATGATATTTTAATACTTTTTCCTGAAAGACTCCCACTACCAATCATCTCACAATAAACAGTATGGACCTGAGCAAACGAAACAGTGCTGCACAATAATAGCAAAAGAAATATTACCTTTTTCATTTTGTGTGTTTTTAAAGTTATCCCACAAAGATAAGATTTGAAAAATAAGGAAACAAAAAAAGCGGAGTTTTTATTCCGCCTTTACTACACTATACCTTCTATTTAAGAATCATCTGTACTTTTAACTCACTTCATACGCTTTATGCTTAAAATTTGTATTAGGAAAGAAGTTTACTTTTAACTGATCAAATAAGGTTCCATCTGGACGAATATTCTCAAAAAAACCATAATCATCTAACCATAACAAATATTCTTTATTCCCATAAAAAACAACATTATAAAACATAACAAATAATTCTTCATTACTCATTTGGGCCTGTATTATATCAATATATTCTCGTTGTTGCTTTTCATTAAAAGCACTTTTGTGAACCAGTTTGATTATATGATATAAATGACGAAAATAATGCATATCAGAAGATATATCCACATGTGGAGATGGTTGATATCTTTCCTTTATAATTTTTAAAGCATCATTATATTTTAGTGCGCTTGAATAATCTGGTGATCGTAAACCTATTATACTACCTTTTCTATGTATAAAATGTCCTTTTCCTAAAGAGGCTAAAATTTCTCTCTGAATTTGTAACATATTAAAGAATGTGCTGTCAAATTGTAGTTTATAATTAGAAAAAGCCTGGTTCTCATTAGCTACAATCTGACTCCTATTGGCTATTACCTGATTCTTATATGCTATATAAATAAAGATCAAGGATATATAGGCAAACAAGGCCGTGATGCATGCAGAATAATCACTCCAATCCCTAAGTTCCTCTGATATATCGCTCCCTTTGAATTTTAAAACAAATAATATGAATGAAACTGATACTATCAACGTAAATAGCACAAAAAAACAAATAGCTATTCGATTCCAGATTGTTTTTTTCATGACTCCTCTTTTTTCTTTTCGTATTTTTCTAACTCATCAATCAATAACTCATAGCAATAGGTCATCTTATCAGATATCCAAATAAGATTCTCTTTCGTTAAATAAATCTCCATGTTCCCATCTGGTCTGTCAATCACCTTTAAGAACTGATTAAGCCTATGTATTGCCTCTATGTGACGCAGTTCATCTGTAACTCCGTCTCTATGCACACAAGCATTCCTTATTTGCAGAAAATCTTTAATACATCCCCAAGAGCCAATCCATAAAGAACTAAGTTCTAATCCCTTTGCAGATCGAATTGCTTCACAAGCACTCTCTATTACTCCTCCGTATGGAGGATCATAGCCTGGAGAAACTATTTGAGCTAACTCAACCATTTTCCTCTCAAACTGAGAATATAAATACATTAGTCCTGCATTTAATACACTTCTCAATAACCAAAAATTATAAACTTCTTTCTCCTCCATCGCAATATTAGCATAATCAGACTCATCTTGACAGGCTGCATAACGTTGGCTCAATTCTATTTCTTTATCATTAAACAGCTTCACATTATGATCTAAATACTCACGAAATGTACCGACTATCAATTTCCACCAATCTTTGAGATGCCAATATCTCCCCATTGTAATAGTAGTATCATATATCATAACATAAATATTATATCATTTTATACTAGTTATTGAAGGAGAATCCTCTATTATTTTCTCAACTATTTCTATTTTCTCAACATAATCACTAAGATTATTTTTCTTAAGCAAAACAATTAATCTATCTTTCAAAGTATTCAGTCCTGGGTTATATGATTGTATTTCAAACATTTTCTCTGCCTCTGCCCCCACCTCTGTACCTACAATTATACCAGTGGATGCTATTGCAATATAATATCCATATAAATAACTACTATAATCCTCATCAGGAAATATTGAAGCAATCTCTATAAACGACAATCTTTTATTTTTATCTTTTGACAATTTAACAGCGTATAATAAGAAAGTTCCTAAAGGAGAACCTGACAAAGCAATCTCTAAAGCCTGTTCTTCTGATATCTTATTGCTTGACTTATTTTCTCCTATTTCAGCAGAAGCTTTTAATATCCTTCCCTCTAACAACTTATTTACATTTTCTCCTATTGAATCTATTTTTTCTGTTTTATGATATATATCAATCAGTAATTCAGACAATTTATCAATTGATTTATTCACATCATTCGATATATTCCCCATCACTTTCGCCGATTCTTCTATTTTTTGAGGAGTATTTTTCAAAGTCTCATAGATTTCTTCAAACTTACCAGATGCCTTATTCATTTCAGCTATCGAAGAATCAATAGTACCAGGCACATCTTTTATTTCATCATGTAAATCCCGAAATTTATGAAGAAGACTATTTATAGAGTCACTAGATACTACTGACATTATAATAGCAATAACAGACAATATTATTGATGATATTGTAGATGCAAATGTAAATTGATCAGCCAACACTTTATTTGAGCAATGCATTAAAGCAAATTGATTAATTACAAAGAGGCTTATAATAATGATAGCACACCACAAATATGTCCTCTGATTTATTAATTTGGCAATCTCGCCTTTTAAAGGTTCCTCCTTCTTTTTCTCTTCCATTATTACCGAATAATTATATTTATAATATTTTTGTCGCAATATCAATCTGATATACACGCAAATATAAGTAATAATTTTTAATCTAAAGAAGATAATACAAAAAAAGGCTTCCCTTAAAGGAAACCTTTTTCATTTGAAAGCTGTGTTTTTTAAAGCGATGCTTCCTCAAGTGTCAATATCTGAACAATTACGAATTCAATTATATTATAATATTGTACTTCATACTATTATTATTATTTTTGTATCAAAATCAATGAGTTATGAAAGATGAATATAAATTAAAGCAGCTAGAAGACAGAATCAACGAAATTTCTGAGAATTTTGACATTCTACAAGATTCTATCAATCGGCTTCCAGCCATAATTTTAATATGTTTTTTATTGGGGACGATAGTAGGATTCCTCCTATAAACGATATTATCCCAATTATAATATTTAAGTTTTTAAGACGTATATTCCTCTCCTTAAGATAAAGAATCTCTCTTTGAGACAATTTCATTTTTTTCTGTTCCTTACAATATGCATCATAGGTACCATACAAATCAATTGCCTGATAACCTTTAGGCGTTATTTTAACTAGAGAATATATATCTGCAGAATCTTGTTCCTCTATCATTCCTTGCATAAAGAGACGCCGGCGTATCAACATAATTTTCTTATCAGTCTCTTCTACTTTTAAAGGAACTAAAATGTTATCCTGAATTGAAAGATAATCAGGTACATGATATAATGCTTGCAGAATAATATCTGCTAATCTATTATCATCCATCGCTCTAATAATCACAAATTAGATTTGTTTTTCAAGAAAACGCAATAGTAGCCTTATTCAATTTAGATGCTACATCCTTCAATGCGTCCATCAAAACGCCTAACTCCTTATCCGTAAAGGCAGCAGCCTTACCATGAACAATATTTCCGTTCAGCCTCTGATAAAACCAAGAGGCGCTTTTCCCGAAATAGTCCTTAGCTAAAGAAGAAACAGAGATATATGGCAAAATAGGTTCCAATTGCTTTCGAATTGAAAGTGTCCTCCGTATATCTGCAACTTCATGACGCAGACGTTTAAAATCATCACTAACACCCGCAATTAAGTTCTCTCGTTCGGTATCATTCATAGAATCCATCAGAGTAGAAAGTTCACGATCAATATCAATGCGTTCTACTTCAGAAGCTTTCTTCCATAGTTCTTTTAATTCAAAAAAACGTTTAACCTTATCCATACTACCCATCTTTAAAATTAAACAATCAAAAAAAGGAACTCCGCTCCCTTGGCCTTTGGGAGCGGATTCCTTTCTACCGGAGTTGTCTACCAAGTTGCTTGATTTCATCCTCAAGCCATTTGATTTCCTTATCCAGTACCGCTTTCATGTTTTTGCTCCGAGGAGCTAATTCATGATACTTGCGGAGATAGAAAATGAGGTCTCGCTCTAATTCTTCTATCCGAGCTTTTAGCTCATTGTCATTATTCATAAGAGCTCTTGTCTTAATGACAATACAAAGATAAGGTTTTTATTATCAATAGCAAAATCTTTGATAATATTTTTATTATCACATTAATTATTTAACACTAAATACATCTGAAAACAAAGATGCCCTCGCGAAACACGAGGGCACAGCCTGTCATTGACAAGCAAACTTCTACACCACAAATATACTACTTCTTTCGTAGTCTGTATATCATCCGACCAACAATAACAAGCGCAAATACTATAATAACACCTAGCGCCCACCCGCCAAGCTCCATTTTAAGGGTTTGCCAACGAGTCAATCGCTTCTCAACCGGATAAGGAACTTGAATGCTATCCGTCTTCAGAATTGTATCCGTACGATTAATAAAGAGGTATTTATACTCGACCTGCTTCACATACTTATACACGGTATCCCCCTTGATCAAATAGAATATACTATCATGCTTGTAGATACTGTCATATCTGACACTATCACGAGTCTTATACTCTGTTCTCACCGTTTCAACCGGAATGTATTGAGTACGACAGGACGACAAGCATATTGCTGACGCTAGCAATATGATAAACAAGTAGATTAAACATTTCATGGTCGAATGACTGTATTACGCAAGAAGTTGGTAAATTCACTCCGGACATCAAAACATGGACACGCCTTGATGTATTCTGCCGGCTCAACTTCACCGGATCCGTCCAAATCAGGAGATGTATCACGATGTCCCAAAAGATCGACTATAGGATACTCCTTACAAAGCTTTGCAACCAGTTCACGCAAAGCTACCTTTTGTTTTGGAGTACGAGTATCAGCAGGCTTTCCACTTGCATCCAAGCCTCCAATATAGCAAATACCAATCGAATGCTTATTGTAAGATGATTCACTAAATCCTTTCGTATTACAATGTGCACCGTCAATAGAAAGCGGACGGCCGTTTTCTACAGTACCATCAAGATCGATAACAAAGTTATAGCCGATCTGATTAAATCCTCTCTGCTTGTGCATACGATCTATATCTTTCGCACGCAAATCTTGCCCGGTACGTGTAGCCGAGCAATGAATGATAATAGCATCAATTTTCTTCATTTTACTGTCCATTTTTTATATTAAAAGTCACTGGGTGGTTCACGTTCCGGGCATCTTCTGACATCACATCTCCGAAATTCCGCTTCTTTCAATTTCAATTCAACTTCGTGCCGCTTATGGATTTCGTCTAATAAAGTGGACTGAGTTTCCCGAAGCTCGACATAAAGCGCATCTATCTTTATGTCCCGTTGTGAAATACGATCTTCAAGCCATTTAACTTGTTTCCGTTCATTTTCATCTTCCATACCATCCGCCGAAGCATCTTCTTTTCGAAGCTCTACCTTTCGATTCATCCACCATTTAACAAGTTGCTTTATTCCTTCAACACCCCCTAAAGCTGTTGCTAAAACTACCCAATCATTAAACTCCATATTATTCCCGATTTATTAGTGTCTTTAAATTAAAGATATCACTCCCCTCTCTCTCAAACATCAGCGTCCACCCCACTGAAGAAAATTCTTTCGCCACAAATGGCTTTATCTGACAAGAAAGGGATAACTCTTTCAGCCAAGGAGTACGCGCCTGATCTGATAACATAATCGCTCGTAGCTGCTGCATCATGGCGAGAGTACATCTCGATTGTATTGCTTCCTCTATCAAGTCCATTTCAGCGGATTTCGCCGCGATAGTAACAGCCATTTGCACTTCATCCTCGATATTATTCTTCTGATCGCGCTTAGACATAATATCACCAATTTCCACAAATAAGTATGTTCCGGCGAGAATGCTATCAACACGCTGCTTAACCGAATCGAAACTCTGACCGAAGATATAATAGTCTAATCCGGTGATCCGGGAGTAATCAGGCATTTTTTTAATTTCTTCCTGAAGAATCCCATATTCAAGAAGTTCACTTCTTCCTTTTGAAAAGATCTCAAGCACCTTATTGTGATCCGGAAACTGAGCATAATATTTTAGAATCTCGAAAATCATACTATCTGTTTTATTAATGAAATTGGTAATCCAGTATTCTTTGCTATATCCACATGCTTTACGTCAGCATAATGCATGCTCTTTACCGTTTCTATGAGCTTCTTACGAAGTATAGAAAGGTATTTAATAATATTCATCTGTTCAACCGCAGAGATATCACCATACCCATCACTACTAAGATTGTAGAGAGACTCAAGAGGGCCGGTCGTTATAGGGCTAGGTTTCTCATGTTCACCGGCTACTAATACCCAAAACTCAGTTTTAGTAAACAGAAAATTGACAAACGAGGAAAAGTTAAACGCAATACTCTGCAAAGTAACTAATGACAAGCGTTCAAATGACTTAGCTAATGCATGTGCCGACTCCGAATCATATTTTCCTGGATGATATAAAATAGCCGCAAGAAGTGGCAGCATTGTACCATCACATCCCAGCATAGAACGGGCTTCGATAAACTGTAAAGCTGTCAGAGAGCACGTTAATTGACCAAAGCCAGTATCAACAACATACCCTTTATACATCTGCCCATGAATGCTAACGAATGGAAGCAGCTGTGCACAGAAACAGCTATTCAAAGTAAATTTATAATCCAGCTTAGACAGATAACGGGCAATTGGCATCTTCAGTCTCTCCGGAGGAGTTTTCTTCGCCTTGGCAAACTCATCCTTTGACAAGTCCTGAAGCGCAGCATCATGATCCGGATACAAAATACGGAAAATAAAGTCTACCTGTTCGCCTAACCATGCTAAATTAGACATCGTATCTTCATCTTTAAAATGCGCTAATCGATGCGATTCCCATCCCATCACTCGACAGACATGTTTTATCTGTAGCATGGCCGGTGACAGCTTACCAGAAGTAACAAGGTTCATATCGGCCATAATCCCTTCAAACAATTCCGGGGTAAGCTCCTCCCAGGAATTTGGAATTTTATATTTCTTCTGATGTACACAAAACTCTATCATGGCATCAATTGTATCTTGTCTTCAGGCAGATTAAAGGATGTTTCCGTCTCTATATCGGTATCCTCAGAGTCAGTCAACAATAAGTCGACATCTTTGATCAGGCTATTCGCCTGTTCCCGTAACTCGGCAGACAAGCTCAATAACCGTTGCTGCTCTTGAGTACCATATCGCATAACCTTTGAATCAATAAAGAGATTCCGAATCGTTGACGGAAACTCTAAAATGTCGAACCTGGTTAAAGCAACAGATACAACCATCTTTGCTAATGCCCGATTAATCAATGGCAAAACCGAAGGTTTATTCTTTGCACGATCCACATATCCGGATAAAATTTCTTCTAAGACCTCTACTTGGATTGGTATACAGCGGAAAAAGAAGAGATATGACAGATCGATACAATACAATAAATCAAAATCTTCCGTTGTCTTGATCTGCAATTTTTCAAGCATACGATAATACCTGGTTTCATCCCACCCTAAATCCTCTGAGGCATTCAGAAGAGAAATTATAGAATCCATTGCATTATAGTAATTTTCGTAATAAGCCCTCCGGAGAGCTTCCTGCTCATACTTGTAGATTTCGATATTCGCCTTGCGTTTACGAACTACATCAAAAACAGTATCATTTGCCATAGTGAGATTAGCAAGTGCCGTCCGAAGATGATCGTAAAGCTTATCTTCTTTTTTCTCAAGAATCTTCTCATACACAGGAACGCTTATAATGTTAGCAATCCGCTTATAGGCAGTAACGGCATGGCTATTGAGTGATGATAAATTGGTATTAGCATCAATGCCAGGAACAAATTCCGCAAATCCGGAAATATCGGAAAACAAATCTTTCAGTATCATGATTGCTGTTTATTTAGTCGTTCATCAGGAGTTACTTCTTCTTGCCGGCTGGGAGTCTCACGATAAAATCCGAAGCGATATCCTTGTCTATATAGTTCCGGAAAGTTTATCTGAATAGCCATATTGAAAGGCTCAGAGCATATTTCATCATCCGGAGTTAGTGACATCAGGTATATCAGATAATTGTAGTATACATCAGCTCCTGACTTCGATATGACGCCATCTTTTGACACGGATGAAATGGAGGAGTCGAGTCCGACCGATGACAAGAGGACTTCGTCAGCACGTTTATCGTAGGTAATAAGAGCATCAATATACTCTTTGTATTTCAGGTCCAAAACCTCAAACTTCCAACGCTGTTCCTCACCAGTCCCTGTTTTAAAACTCATGGTAGCATAAGCTTTTCCTTGATTGTCCGCTCCAGACAGATACTCACTAATATTACGAAGTTCCTGTTTGAGATATTTTAGAAAGTAAGATTCTTTAAACGCAATTCCAATCTCAATCCCATTATAAGTCAGAAGAGGTTCATTTTTACTTTTCCGTTCCTTATTCTCATTACATATCTTTGTTATCTGAGCACGTTTAGATTCAGCCCATGCATTTGGAATTATAATATGAATCTTAGCGGCCAAAGAGTTTTTAAGGAATGAGTTTATGTAATTCGCAGTGTCATTCGATCCCTTGATGTATGCCTTAGTCCCTTCATGTGTTTCATTTACTCCGTAAAACTCACTAACAGACTTCTCACGATGATGGGAAATTGCAGCATACTTTATGTTTCGGATATCCTTTATCGCCATGCGTGGATAAAACAGATATTTAGAAACTCCATAGCTCCAACGCCCTACTGCGATATGAGTAAAGTCCTTATAATTGATTAATTCCGTGATTACATCCTTTTTCTGAGTAGCTAATCGACAACGCCTGTTTTCCATCAATTCAAGTCCTGCAACCGGACGCTGTTCACCAATACGATTGCCTAGCGTCATACGCCATTTTACAAAGTAATCCCGGAAATAATAGTAGTTCTTTATATTCCCTTTTGCTACCTCTTTATAATCAGACTCCAGTCCCCGGTCTTTCCATGATTCAAGCCATGCTGTTATTTCAGGACAGTCTATCCACTCTTTAACAAGCTTCCCATCCTTTATACTTTTGATATATATAGCCGGACCTAAGCCATAGAGCATATTAACTTGTTTTGTAATCAATCGAGGCAATAAACGATTCTTCTTGATATCTGCTTCGACTTCTTCACACTTCATGTTATTCTCTCCGCGTGAGCACACGTTGAACCCTCCTATCGACTGCCAGTTGTAGTCTGCAGGAAGAATAATATTTGAATTAATGAAACCCGGATCCTTTAATCCTGCGGTTGGATTAGTTCCTAATTGAAAGGAAATTATATTGCTGTCGTCAATATAGCATCCATAATTTCCCATCATCTCTACACTATCACTCATAACCAGTCTATTTTATGCAATTTATACCCATCTTGCGGAAACCCCATGTAACGAATAAGTATACGATAACACATCTTAGGGTCAGCATTCTCATCGTTAAAGAGAAAGAAGTTCTCACTATCAATACTGAAACGTTCTTTCGGGAGCTGTGTCCGGAACGTACACCTTTCCTTCACTACTAACCTCTCAGAAGCCTCCCCCTTCTGCCTTGAATAAGGAAAGAAGGCAATGGTGAAGCACCCATTTGGCAGTTTTGATATTTCTTTTGCCCACTGAAGGGCTACTATGCCTGACATCGTCGTTTCCATGACCGAAATTACCGTTTTTGCTCCCCTCCTAAAAGGACGTCCCCGGGTATATGTCATATTTCCTTACAAAAGGTCGATTTTGCACCTCAATCGGCTTTCTCAGCGGTGCGTGGAGAATTCCGTCTTTCGTTTTTTTCTATTTTTATTTTCAAAAAGTCTTTTGACTGACAGCCTGTGATTTAGCTATAGAAACGATGTCAACAGGATAGTATTATACCAGATTTACACACAATGATATCACCTTAACCAGTACACTATAGCCCTATATTGTCAGGTAAATCATCCGGGATATTACTTAATTCTCCTTGTATTCTATCACCATATAATCCAAAAAGCAGGTAGATAAGTGCAGAAGGAAGCTGTGTTGTCAGTCCTGCCTGATGTTTAAGAGGAACTTTCACCTCCGACGACTTATCCAACTCAACACGACCATCTGTTTTCTTCAATGGAGAAAGAGGAATAGCACTACAAAGATTCGGGCATTCATTCTCATCTATTCGACACACCGGCAGTGCGTTACTTCTTTCGCCAAACAACAGCAACAGAAGTTTGAATTGTTGCCAGTAGTAGATAGTGGCTTGTCCTTCGTTCATAAGTTCAACATAAAATCCGTAACTTTCTAATTCCCTTTTCAATATACGGGCATCAGAAGTTATTTTCTCGAAATCTTCTCGGCGTTTATTAGCTGCCCGGTCATGATAAAGCACAATCTGTTTATTAATTGCGTCAGCTCCAAAAAACTCAAAGATTTGCTTTGCCAGCTCCGGCTGTTCTGATGGATAATAGCAAGTAAATTCTTTCAGGACGCGAAGTTCATTCCCATAATCTTTTTCTTGAGCAGCAACAATACTGGAGAAGTGCCCAGGGTCGTATCCTAGAAATATCTTATCACGTTTATCGTAGTACTTCAGATACCTGGAGGTTAAAACAAAGTGTTCACGCAAATCCAGTTTCAGTATTGATTCATAACGATATCCATCAGAGAACTGGTGTTTATCCTTTCGATAGTTCGCGAAGAATTTATTAACGACTTCCTTTTTCCGGATTGCACAAATAGAAGTCAAAAACTCATCAATGTCAAGTGATTCAAGCTGTGTGCGAAAGAACTTAGGTCCTAAGATTTCTTTATTTGCAAAAGAAGAAGCACGGATATAATAGCTCGCATTTCTACGCATATCCACAAGGCGTGGCTTCCAAGTGGTTACAACACGTTTTGCCTTTTCCGTTTCCAAACGCAAGGCTTCGATGATAACGGGATTCTTTTCATCTCTCATCCGATGATTGTTCCGATATATTTTATATATAGCTGCATGTAGATATAAGGCAGCAGATGCAATCTCATCAATAAGCTCCTGATTGACGTTATTCTCATATTCTTCATACCAATTATCTTCTCCTAAATCCAAGCGGGCCGTATCCGACACGCCTGTTATTCCCTGATAATAATGAGACATTCGAATAGAAGCCGAAGAACCACGTAAAGACGGGAACAAACGAGTTTTCAATTTCTCCCCCTTATTATGTTTCATCTCCTCTACAAAGGCGTGTACTCCACTTCTACCGGCAACGGACTCCGGCTGATCAGAGCTTACCATCTGAAGATGATGTCCATTACGAAATAGAATACTATGTTTCGGATAAGCAATCGGATACCGTGGCTTTCTAAAGTGAGAAGGTATTTTCGTTTCACCTACAATATAGTCAATGCCATATTCAAGCATGGAGCGTCGTCCATCACCCACCGGCTTAGAAAAATACGCCTGAATATTAGGCCAAACATTCGTCATGAGTGCTACGTATGTTTTATGAACTAAGAATGAAAGTTCTCCTGGCATATCGTTTGCGACACGAATGATACGTGGCCCCATCACACCTTCTGTTTTACCTGTTGCACGACCTGCTTCTACTATGAGCACATTCGAATCAATAGCATTCGCTCTGATCTGCATTACATTCTGATAACATTCTTCAAACGTTGCAGTCAGGTCTAAAGTCGCAGCACCTGTACTAAATGATTGTGACGACTGTGAATAAAGTTCTATTCCCATGTTACTCCCCTGTTTCTTCCGGTTCTACAATCTCCGCTTCCTCAATATCCGCATCACGTAGTAGGCGCTTCTTATCGGCTTTCTCGATAGGAAGAGAATCAATAAGATTGATATAAAACCCTTCATTGTTTTTGCGAGCTATCTCTTTTATCGACTTCTTCTGGAAGCCCAACTCTTCTGGAGTAAGATTCGGAGAAATCAAGAATACAATACCAAAGTCACGGTCTGCCTCGGCTATTTCCGAAGCTCTACGCCGACATTCTAAGGCCGCATTGTAACATTTTTCTTGAGTCTTATAATCTCCCCTTACAGCGCATAGCTTCGCCAAATCCTCATATTTATCTGCATAATTAGACTCCCATACCTTGATAGATACATTATTATCAATATTAAAGTAATTTATAGCAGCATAGATACGAGCCTTACAGGTCCGCTCATCTATATTTATCTGCTGGGTAGCATTGATCCGTTGCCGAAGCATCTTTGCCGCACGTGTGATGTTTCGCTCGTATTCAAAGATCTCTGCTGCCCACTGAAGTTGCTTTAAAAATTTCTGTATATCCTCCGGAATACCTGAACAACGCCCAGTCGTCAGGAACTCCGAAATCAGATCGGGATGTATCTTATCAAGGGTGTCTAATTGCGTCATACTCCAAATAGTTGTTTTCGAAGGTCTAGTTCAATACGTTGATTCTTTCGCTCTTCCAAAGTATTAATGGATTCGATGTCACCGGCTTCAGCTTTCTTCGCCAATTCTGCATCAATATTATATTCACCTAACGCACGGCCATTATTATAGGAATCATAATATACGTCTCCCGGCAAAGTGATCCGGACGATCAAAGCCAATTTTTCTTTTCCACGTAGTCCTAATAGACTGCAAATGCGTTGCGGAGTGTATCCAAGTGCACCAAATGTGTGTACTTGCGATACATATTCCTCACCAATTAGAATAGCGTTATCCACATCAGATGTGGGAAGTAATACATCTTTCATACTGATTTCATTTTAGAATCTTCTAGTACTGATTTAAATAAAGCCTCTCTGTCACGGAACCGACGAAGATGTTCTTTATCCTGCGACCGTTTATCTTTACGATCAGATCGCTTAAGAAAGGATTCGTATCTGCGAATATTATCGGAACAATTTTTATATCGCCGCAAGAATTCCGACGGATCTGATACACATAAGCGTTGTAACTCTGCTCTCTCCGACCGATGAACAATAAGCGGATGTTTATACCGGAATATCGCAGTGTCGTTATACGTTTGCAGCTCGGAGAATGCCAGTAAGTTCCGGATCCGTAGTTCAGCCATATCGATGACTGCACGCCTGGTCGGTTTCTTATCTAGTAGTTCATCGAGCTGCTTCATCTTTTTCCACGTGATCACACGATCATTATACAGGATGGTGGCTATTTGGACGTTTTCGTCTTCGAGGTTTTCCCAGTCGATTTGCGGGTACTCTTCGTGCTTTTGCTTTTTGGAGCTACCTTGGCAGGTTCTTTTTTTTTCTCTTCTTCCAAGGCTTGCTCTGCCTGTTCCGCACGGTCTTCAGCTTCTACTCTTGCCTCCTGCTCCGTTTCAAGTTCCTCCTTCAGCTCCTGATTCTCCTGTTCCAAGACTTCTGCCTGTTCCTCATTTTGAGCAATACGTTCTTCCGCTTCTTGCTTCTCTCTTTCACGAAGTTCCGCTTCGGCTTGTTTTTCGTAGATTTCAGCATCAATCTCAAATGGATTCTTCTCTTCTTGTACTGAAGCAGCTATAGCTCCTGGCTGAGTATCCCCTTCTGATTGAAACTCTGTATTTTCCTCTTTAGCCTTTTCACATTCACGGCGATTTAGCCGAATCTCATCCTTAGGCTTAAAGTCCAGCAACGTATATAGGATATCATTCGCATAACGCTGTGAGTTACGTGCAAACATCTTAAGTTTAGGATGTGCCGGAGCAGCCAACTGAAGCAGGCTTAAATCTGCTTCGGCTGCTGCTGAATTACGTAACTCATTAAAATATTTGTTTTTCTCCTTAAATCCGTACATAACTTATGCTGTTTGAATTCGACTTCCTGAAACTTCAATAAGAGTAGAAGGATCCAAAACCCGGAAGGTAATAGAGGAACCAGCCTTCGCCGTCCAAGTAGCTCCATCTTCCAAAATAAACGTTGTACCATCAGCTATTGTAGCAGCCTTATCAGTACCCATACCGTTTAACGTAATAAATCGGCCTTTATCGTTATTTGTCAGTCCTGTTACTGTAGCAATAGCATACGTCTCGGACGAACCATCCGGAATCTGATAAGAGTTATTGGTTGCTTTGATGGATAAAGCTGTAGCGCCTGCTGTATGCACTTCTGCCGGAGCGCTTATAATATCGCCAACATATTTATAATACTGCATAACAGATGTACGTTCAAAGGTAAATGTTACATAGCGACCATCCTTGTCATTTTTAGCTTCATACGATTTTAAAATCATAGGCCTGTCATATTCACCCAAAATATACCATTGATCCTCTCCAATCTCTTTAAACAGAACGACAAACTTACCGCCCGCATGATCTTCGATAAAATTCAATAGTTGATCACGCATGCCTCCCATGATGATGACAAACTGATTGGTTCCGGACGTGGTTATATCACCTTTCTCGCCGTTGCCCACATAAGTGGGAATATCATGTGCCTCAAAGTATTTCATATATTCCCCGCCCAGCATCGGTATGGTTGCAACTTCACGATTGCCATTAGGCTTAGGAAATTTCACATCCGGATTGATTTGGTGAACATCGATCAGATAAACCTTATAGGCAATGTTAGAACCATGTGTCACTTTATCCGAGACGTCATCAACACTTCCAATTGCCATCATACCGGCTAAAGAGGCACCTGAAAATCCTGTCATACAAAACATTGAATGATCAGGATCCAGAAGCATACCAACAACAAAGACAAGAGCAAATAGAACTGCTAAAGACAAGAATAATCTCATCTGCATTTTGCGAGCATATTGATTTCCCTTTCGATAGGGATTACTGATTTTATTAGCTTTCATAAAATTTTAATTTTGTGATTAGAAAAAAAGGGTGGGCAGAACACCCACCCCTGAAAACAACCCTGTTTTATAATGAACAAAAAGCACTATCTTACACCAGGCAGATTAGGTTGCAAATCTGTATTCACAGTACGAGTTCCCCCAACACAACGCTCCAATTCACGGAAGTTGCCTTTACTGTTTAGAAGAACAAGGATATAATCACCTACCTTTGTCGGAGTATATTCCGCTGTAATATCTGCAAACTTACCAGCCTTAGAAATAGTAGAAGCATTAGTCACAGATCCGCACTCAATAAGATATGCAACACCTGCCTTCGCATTCGTGATATCCGTAATTGCAGTAGCTTTAGTATTTTCAACTGTGACTTGCCAGAACCCTGTTTTAGCATCAATGGTAGTAGCATCAGCTTCTACATCAACAGAAGGCTTATTCATGAAAATCTGCTGCCATTCATAGTTATTTGCAACTAGTTCTTTATGTGTCTTGAAGCGACGTCCCAGGAAAGCAGCAGCTGTACCTTCTTTCCAAGTTGACCAGCATTTCACCATTTCCATATCGTCTTTTGCTTTGAAAGCCATCATTTCACCAGGAATGTATTCCAAGAATTGAAGGTTACCCGGAATGTCCAGAAACATCAAGCAGCTTTGTCCGAGGTAGGGCAGCCACTTAATATGAAGCGATGTATCCGGTACAATATTCAAATAGCTGTCAGGCCCAGTGAAATCAAGGTCTTTACCATATTTAGCCCGGCAACCTTCTTTCCACCAAGTTTGGTGCAGACTATTGAGGTAAATAACATGTTGATCCAAATCCATGTCCTCTGTACAGTTTTCAATGATATCAGCAACAAATTCCTTCACTGCATCGACCATCGTTTCTTTGGTATATGCACGATATGCTTCGTCATCATGCAACAGAATCTTATTCTCATGGAAATAGCGGATCAGTGTATAAATGATACCAGTAGAAGCGTTCAAGAAATGAGAAGGAACACCCGATTCCGGAGTAGCATAAATACCACGAATACGACGCTTATTCTGTTCGACCTGGGCCGTTTCCAAAGAATTGACAATACAGTATTCAATCAAAGACCACTTGATCGGATCAGATCCTTCTTTATTGAGATAAGCGATGTACATTCGTTCCAATTTCTTCATTGGTCCAAACTTCATCTTAATCATCGCATCGTCAACATGTCCCATCTCGTTCTCAAGCTTCATGCCACCTTTCCAAACTTCACCTTCTTGCCAACCTTGAGAAACTTCATCGAAGAAAGTATTGAATACTAGGTCATGGTCCTGAATACCATAGCGGATCGGGAAGAACTGAGTTAAATCACGTGCTTTCAGAACATGAGCAATCAATGCATCCTGTCGACGAATAACATACTGATCTCCGACCTTTGCATCGTCTACACCAGAAAAATCAGTAGAAAACTCACCTGAAGCTAATTTTACCGGATCAAGCAAATGATTCTTATTCAGATATTCATAACGCCGGGCAAGAGATTTAGAGAAAGCAGCTACTTCCTGGAAAAAAGCTTTTTCCTCGCCTTCCTCTATCTTAGTAGAAGAGTAATCAGGATTTTCTGCAATCTTATTCCAACGTTTCGACATGTCAAACATCGGCACTTCAATGCCAAAAAGATGTTTTGCAGTAGTACCAGGACCATTGATTCTCATTGTAGTAACAGTTGTTGTGGCAGCTGCAGCGTTGTCTTCCGCAGTCTGATCTGCCATTGTTTTTACTAGCTTCTGTAATTCATCATTCTGTTTCGCAACGTTTTTAGCCAACTCAAGAATACCTTCGGGAGTAGCTTCTGATTGAACAGGGCCATTTTCTGAATTACCTGGGGCTTCGGATGTTTCAGCAGGAACGATACCGGCCAATAAGGATTGTAACTGGTTCATTTCTTCCTGGGACATCGGCTGTTTAGAGTCAGCATCCATATCTTCTCTAAGAGTTGCTTGAAACTCCTTCTGATAACGGGTAGCAATTGACGCCACGTCCTCTGATGTAAGTTGCTTATCTTTTGCCTTCTGTGACAAATCAAGAAGCTGTAAGACCTTTCGTAGTTTTTCTTTAAAATTCATAATTAATAAAGTGTTTAATTAGACATACTGATTTATTTTATTTCGGAGGGAAATGCTGTCCAAATATTCCTGTCCACGCAAATTCGCATGGGCAATAGCTTCAGGAAGGGTCATTACAGAATCAATCAACCCATTATCAATCGAATGTTGAGCATCAAAAGTTTCACCCTGAAATACCGGATCATCTTCGGGGAGAGTGGCAAGTTTAGGACGAGAGGATTTTACCTCGTTTAAAAATTGAATGGTAAGCGGATCCAAAACTTCTTTAATATACTGTTCCGGATGACCGGAACGTAAATCCTCGAATTTCTTATTCTTAAGCGGAGATAGACTTGATTTCTCTTGAATAAGTTTAATCCCTAATTTCTCATAATAAGCAGAAAAATCGTAAAAGCCGACCATCGTGCCAATACATCCGATTTGATCGTTATTCGTCAACGCATGTATTCCATTAGCGCTATGACAAGCAATATAGTAACCGGCAGAAGCACAATACTGCTCAACTAAAACTTCGACAGGTTTCTTGAGTGAACGCATTGTCTCCGACAGGCGATCTAAATACCAGGCTTCACCTCCGCCGGAATTAATATGTAGGAAATGCACAGATATTGAAGAATTGCTCTCCGCAGCAATCAAATCTCTCTCAAATTGTTTTGAGGAGAAATACCAGGAAGAATTAGATGTAATTGTACCAAATATACGATGATAAGCGATAGATCCTTCAGGCAGTTCCTCTGATGAGAAATCATTGGTTAGACTTATGTCTTTAAGTCCTGCAGTACATGCTATTTCTTTTTTAAGTCGGGCAATCGCTTTGTCCACCTGGTCTTTATAGGTTGGTGGATCCGCTAAAAAGAAAAAAGCTCCAGGCACAGGATTCTTTTGGTCCAGGAGCGGAAAACAATCCATCATGGCAGCAGCATAAGCTTCTGCCGTGATGAAGAGCTTAGATGTGATAAGTAAGTTACGAAGAAATGTCCTATTCATTGTAGCGCATCTTTTCAGCGAAGGTAAAAGATGAGAAGGAGGCTATGAAGGACCGTTTATACAGGTAAAAATGGTGAATGAAGCATTTTACAGGATATTTTCAATGTTGCTGTATTCAAGTTTGCCGATATTGACACCAAGGCTGGAATCTCATCAGATCCTATCGTAATATTCTTTTCTGAGGAATCACGCAAGTAAACAACAGCATATCTAGAAATAGAAAATTCCCGAAGAGTATCCACATCCGGAGTTTCAATCGTAATATCTTTGCTGCAATCAAACAACTTACCAGATGCCGAATCAGCAATGGCAGGAGCAAAAGAAAAAGGATCAGCAAAAAAACGATACTCTTCCTTCTTCATTTTCCGAACAGGTTTTACCCTCAAAATAATAGATAATTCTTTCATAATCTGATATGTATTTAGTAATCAACAAGTTCGCCACACAACGGACATTTTTTCGCCATTTTGAGACAAAAACAATAGTTTGGTCGGTTATTTTCTAACAGAATTTTAACTTCTTTTTATATTCTCTACGGACCTTTCTTTTACGCATGTTTTCTCTCCAACGATAGAAGTTTTTTAAAAGGGCATCTTCAGAAACAGAGTCAATGCAATAAGAACACATAAAATGGTGTACAACATCCAAGTTATTTAAAACATGTCCGTTCAAATCATTCTCATCCATTGCTGCATGAAGTTCACGGTTGAACATACGGCGTATTTCTTTCTCTATCATCTTGACGGAACTAGGAGAAAGGAAATTATAAACTTTAGGATCCTTACCTATTCGTCTTTCAGGTAGAATGAATGTCAGATTACCACTATCAACAGGAGATTGATTCTTTTGCCGTTTGGCCATCAATGTCCAAATTGTATGGTAAAGATCTGTATTGTCCGGTATTCTGAATGCTTCTTCGCAACCATTGTTATACTTTCCACGTATGTATTCAGCCAAATATGGCTCAATGTTAATACTTGTCGTAATCATAGTCTTTTCTTTTAAAGGATATTTTCTAAATGCTTTTATTCATTTTTGCTTCCAACTGTCCAACCGTCCAACAGTCCACCCTATTACTATCATATTCTTCTAATTATCAATTTATTAAATTTTCAGCAATGCTATAAAATGGCTGTTGGACGGCATCCTACATATCCAACATAAGGTTTTTCGATGCTATTTTGTTGGACAGTCCTAAATTTATTATGTTGGAACGTAGAAAATAGTAAATCCAACATGTCCAACAATGTCCAACAGAACAACAGCTACTGTTGTATATATATATACTACTTGATTAATATTATACTACTATACTACAGGCACTTACATTTTAAAAAGATTTCTATTGTTGGACGGTTGGACGGTTGGACGCTATGTTTTGAAAATTACCTTTTCAAAATTCCTGTCTCTTTGCTTCTATTTTCTTTAAATTCAGGGGGTCCGGGGGAATAATAATAATAGTCATAAATACCAGGATTGATTCATATTGAGAAATGTCCGTATTATTATAAAAGAAAATACTCCTCTACCGACCGAAGTTGGAGGAGGAGTATTTGTCCATGAGTACGGAATACTAAAATGGGAGAGGCTGCTTCGCACTATCGTTTGATTCCGAAGAATCATTATCTGAACGTAGAAGATCAATATCATACAATTCTCTAAAGATGTCATAGTTAAGTGCAATACAACTAGAGTTTATCGTTTTTTTCTCCATCTTACGAACCATTGTGTTATCAGCAGTTACCTGTGAGCTATCAGAAGACGGATTTTCAGCAAATCCACCACGCGGTACTTCAACTGTATCATAATAGTTAAAACGCCGTGCATGAATCAAACCGATATAACTAGGATGCGAACGAAGGTTTTGCTCAATAGTAGATTGTGTTGATTCCTCACTATTGTAAGAGCTATGTGCAAACTGGGTATAGATTGTACTTAAACGTAAAAACAATATCCGGGTTCCTGCCGCAAAAGCCACTTCTTTCTTATCTCCTCCAGGCATTTTGATCGTCACCTTATCCGGAGTATCAATAGAGAAATCTCTGCCTTCCCGAATAGCTTTAGTATCAATCATCACATCCATCGCCTTGAAGAATGTAGCCAGCTTATCTGTTTTACTTATCAGCTCAACCTGGAAGCGTATCTTATTACAAGCTATTTTGAGAAAATCTTTATAGGTAAATGGCAGTTTCATATCAGTATGGTTTTCAATTAAATTACATGTAGCTAGGAATAAGGAGGCCGTTTTCATCAAACGATCTATCTCTCCTGCATTAAGCAACTCAGCCTTCAGATCATCATAAGCCTGTTGCTTGAGTGCCCGGAATTTATCCATGACCAAAGGTCTGAGTTTTAAAATATCAAAAAGCACATTGGAAAGGCCGATCTTATCCGGATCTTCTATCTCTTTTAACTGATTAAACAAATCCACTTCCTCCTGGGTTCGGTTTTTGGGCTTAGGAACTTCACATACTATGATACGTGACATCAGTGCATTGTCGTCACGTTGTGGGGTCTCCTGACCACATAAGATAACAGGTGCATACACTTTATCATTTTCAATTTCTTTCCCGGATGTACCTTTTCTCTTCTGCCGACCATCACCATCATAAACGATACCTTTCAATGCTTGAAACTTAGCATCTGAAATATCCTTATTATTGTACTCATCAAGCACAACCGGCATATCACGAAATGTGCTCATCAAGGTAGACATAGCTGCATCAGTACCAATATTTAAGTTGAAGATCGGATATTTGGGAGAAATGAACATAGAACGGATAGAGATAGCAATTTGCGTTTTTCCTGAAGACATTGGTCCCATAAAAAAGGGAGCTGTGAACAGGCGGTCGATACAGTGAATATTACTTCTAAAGGCACACATGATAGTAAATAGGATAGCCCATTTTCCGTTATCATTAATCTTATATACTTGATCCATCAGCTCTGCCCATTTCTCAAACGAACATTGCTTCTCAGCAGGAATATCTTTATATACGAGCTGGGAAATCATCTCGTATTTTTCTGACTGCCGGCCGGATCCCGCATAAATAGTAGAGAATGCCGGCAGATAATAGTTTCGGTTATTATGCATCACCACGCCTAATTCATTGACCGGATCAAATCTTGGGACTTCATCCACAACATGAAATATACCATTTGCAAAAGCATAAAACATGTGATCCTCACGTCTCGATGTACCGTCAGGTTGTTGATTGCCATAGGTTAGTACTTCAGTACAGGTTACAAAATTTCGACTCATATATTCTTTTATTTTAGTCCAATGTTTTTCTTCACCATCGGTAAAGTTAACAGCTTCCAGGTTTATTAATTTTTCTTCAATTGTTGATTTCTTCAAAAGAGCTTTTGAAGGAACCTCAATGTACAAAGGCGTTTTATAATATTTACGATTAATTTTAAGTACTCGTTTATTTGCATCATCTTCATCGGAATAAATATGTAAGAGGGGAGTCATAAAAAAGTCCCCCACCATGGTATAGCCGGAGTTGTTGCTATTCCTAAACATGTAGCACACCGGTTCTCCATTTGCATTTAACTTTGGATAAAAACCACATTGCTTGTGCATAGCATCATAATCCGGATTGTCAATAACATAAGCAGGCAGAGTATTAGGATCATAATCTTCGACATCGTCATCTGACCGCTGGGCATTGATGGCCATACGCGACTTCCTTTTAGACAGATAAGGCTTAAGTATCTCATTTAAAGCGCCTTTTGTTATTCCGAGATTTTCGTAATAGTGCTTTTGATTAACGACTCTTACAGAATCATCTGCATAACTAATTAAATCCGCACAGCGTTCAATAAAAGTAGTCCGTTCTCCAAGATAAGTTTTGAGAAAGCGTCCATACACCATCACGTAGTAATTAATATAGCTCCAGGGAACTTCTCGTCGATGAATCTTACCCTGCCCATCTTCCTCTTCTTCCTCATCCTCAGTCTCGTCCTGATCAGACGGAGGAACAACAACTGTAATATTCGTCATTCCTGCACGGTAGATAGAAGACAAAGCAAACATATATTCAGACTCATCGCCATCACCATTCACCGTAAGACCATACGAATCTGTTGTAAAGAAAGTATATACCTTACGAAGTTGCTGTATATCCGTGATCGAAGGTATGCCGGAAACAAGAAGAACTGGAGTATCTCCATATAGCTTAAGAAACAAATCAAAATCAGGAGTCAGTACACATGGCTCCCCTTCCTTTCGCAATTCCTTTATTAATTCTATTCCATGAATCCCTGACTTTATTTCTTCCTTTTTCGGAGCATCTTTCACATTCCGGAGAAGATCACGTATTTTACGCTCGATAATTTCCGTATTAAGATCGAACTTTGTGGCCATTGACCTGATATAATTCAGTCGCAAAGTTTCAGAAGAGATACATGCAATCAGACTACATATAGTGTTGAGAGCTTTCTCTTTCATTTCCGGATCATCAAAATCCTTTTCAAAAATATCGGCAAAATAGGATGCAAAATCAATCCGCCGATTCATTAACCATTTTCCTGTATTTTCTTTTTCTTTAGAGGCTATGTTATCGGGATCTTTCCCTTTAGGAAGGATTATACATTGAACTGTAAATCCTGCTTTCAAAAACAATTCGCAATTCTTAAGCGAAGCTTTTAGCCCGGCATCATCAGCATCATAGACCAATGTTACACTCTGCGTAAACCTAGATAATAACCGGATTTGATCCAAGGTTAATGCAGTTCCTGAACCAGCAACTGTATTTTCTACTCCTGCAGCATGCATCGACAATACATCAAATTGTCCTTCTACCAGATAGACGTTATTCATACGTCCAATTGCTCGCCGTGCTTGTAAAAGCCCATATATCTGAGATCCCTTTCTAAAAAGAGGAGTGTCACTGGTATTATGATACTTACCAGTTTTATCTTTAGGAACTACAAAGCGACCTGTGAAACCTGTTACATTACCATTCAAATCAAAATAAGGAAACATGATCCGATCACGGAAGTTATCATAGACCCTTCCATTATTCTTATCCTCCTTCAAGACATCGATTCTCGTTAATACAGATTTAGAAAATCCGGCTTTTAGCATCTCTTGAGTAGCCTGATTTCCTTCTGGAGCATACCCGATTGCAAAATCCCTTATTACTTTATCCGTTAATCGAAAGCCGCGCTCAGCAAGATAATTCTGTGCTTCTGGAAGATGTTTCTGAAAGAAAACGACCGTTCCTTTCAATGCGATCCGCATGGCCTCGATATCTTTTGCCTTGCGAGTTTCTTCTTCAGTCAGTTCCTTATTTTCTATTGCGATACCGGCTTTCTTTGCACACCATTCTGCCGCTTCAGCGAAAGACATATTCTCATGCTCACGGATAAACTGAATGACATCACCTGAATGACCACAAACAAAACATTTATAAGTTTGCCTGGATGGACTAACCACCATTGATGGACGCCTGTCATCATGAAAGGGACAAACTCCATTAAAATTTGATCCGGTCTTTCTTAGGGATACAAACTCCGAGATAACATCAACGATGTTCAGTGCTGATTTGATTCGCTCAAGTTCCTGTTTACTTATCATAATTATTCTTCATTAAACATACTTAGCTGCCTTGCCTCAAATGCCTCCTGGAGTGTTAGTCCAAAGTATTTAGAAAGCGCAAGGTATTCTGATTGCGTAACCTGCTTGCGGCCGTAATAAATATCCCAAAACCGCATTTGGTTAATTTCGACTTCACGATAAAATTCCCGTGTTGGAGAGAAATTCTCCGGATGCCGGAACTTAATACGCAACATCTCCTGTACCAAGTTTCGTTTGACCGTTTGCCCTACAACTATCTTCTTTCGATGCATAAATAGTTGTACGGCCAACGGTGATTTTCCAATATGCTTAGCCATCTCCTCAAGTGTTTTTTTACCTGCGTTTTCTCGCACGAAGCATTCTTCTTCTTGTTTCCATTTCCCATTGTTCATACGACTCTTTCCTCCATATTTGGGTAAAATCTTCATTAAACTCATATTCCGGATGCCTGTATATATACAGACAACAGAACTTTATAAATAACTCTTGATTCTCAGGTTGTACATCTGTAATATCATAGAACTTATTAATGCCTAGTTTTTCAAGGGCTGAATAAACACGGGCTTCAAATTTGCAGAATTCTTCCGTGCCGAGACGAGACAGATATTCATCAATCCAACCGCAGCCGACAATCTTATATTTCTCCAAACTTTCGTTCATATTACAGCATTTGTCTTTCTGATTCTTTCTGTTTATTAAATTCTACAATAGTCATCAGAGGTAAATCATATCGACGCTGTCTCACATTGGATTGCAAAGAAAAGCAACGACCAACAGCATCCCATCTGAATTTCTTCTCCTCAATGATCGTTCGACGATTACCAGAGATTGTTACTTTCTTAGGAATACTAACACGTCCCTCAATTTTACGCACGTCTTGAGAACCGTCAATATACACAACCTTATCAGCTATATAGCCACAAGAAATCATGGCTGTTTCAAATATTTCTTTTTTGTACATACTAGTTTTCAGTAGGAAATTGGTTCATCATGTGTTATTTCAGGGAGGGGAATTGTAGAACTGACTTTATTGGAAATTCTACAATTCCATTCTATTTCCACATTAGATATAGCTTCCATAATCTTTCCAAAAAGGCGAGCTGGAATTTCGTCGCAACAAGGGTCTATAAAAGATACACGACCTTTTTCATCTATACGATACCGCATTAAAAGTTGTTTACGGTCATCTTTTTTTTTCTTTTTACTCATAGTCTAATCAATATTTCTTATTTTATCTGCTAAATCCTTCACTTCCATTTCCCAACGAATCTTTTTTATAAGCCAATATGCTGGTCTGTTGGTTAGCCAAAGAAGTATATTCATCATAGTATTTTATTTCCTTTCTTCAAACATCCACTCTGACCATGACCACATATATAGCTCACGTGTACCACTTCCTTCATTATCTGTTAAAACATATTTTCCGTTATCACTAATATGTCTTACAGTAAGTTCCTCACCACAATGCTTTTGCATATTATAGCAAAATACATTCGTATCATTGTCACTTAGTACCAAACCAAAACTATCTTTATTCTGATTATACCACTCTATAGATTTGATACGAACTTTATCGCCAATCTTATATTTACTCATAACTGTCTTGATTTGTATTATTTAAAAAATCCCAATTCTTTACTTAGTCTCTTTTTTGCTATGTCTATATAGTTAGGATTAAGCTCAGCTCCTACATAATAGCGGTTGAGCTTCCTGGCAACTACGGCCGTAGTACCAGAACCCATGAATGGGTCAATTACGATACCATCTTCAGGGCAGCCCGCTTTAATGCAATCAACTATCAAATTCTCTGGAAATACTGCAAAGTGTGCATCTTTATAAGAGGATGTTGGAATGTGCCAAACTGAACGTTTATTAGCTTTGTCTGCATACTGATATTCACGTGTCGTACTCTTCCGGAACATCGGATTGGATTCCTCCAAATTGTTAGCAGTCGCAAAAGCCTTATATCCTACATTCTCAACTTTGCCAAGCCTACTTTTTACGCTTTGAGAAGCTGTCTGCTGAATAGATTTACTATCAAAATAGTATTTTTTACTCTTTGATAAGAGAAAGATGTATTCATGCGACTTCGTACATCTATCCGTAACACTTTCCGGCATCGGATTAGGTTTACTCCAAATGATATCCTGACGCAAATACCAACCATCGGCACGAAGAGCAAAAGCAAGCATCCACGGAATGCCTATTAAATCTTTATTTTTGCATCCCGTACACTGTTTTACCAATGTAGCTTTACCAAGTGTCCCTCTATTTGTTCCTTGCTTATAATTCATTGCATTATCTGGGAAACGCGCTGCACCTTTCATGGAACCAGCATAGCTGTCTCCGATATTCACCCACAATGTACCATCGTTTTTTAAAACCCGATAAACCTCATGGAATACATTCACTAATTTCTCAATATATTCTTCCGGAGTTTTTTCAAGTCCTATTTGAGCTTCATTGCCATAGTCACGTAGCCCGTAATATGGTGGAGAAGTAACACAGCAATTAATACTCTTATCTGGAAGTGATTGCAACCAAGTAAGACATTCTGCATTATATATTTGATTTAGATTCATATCTTTATCGTATTGAGCCATACGGCGGACGTTCAACCACCATATGGCAGTGTGTTAAAACTCAAATATCATCCAGTCATTTGCCAACATATCATTTTGAGACGCTAACCATCCGTTTACGATAGTGCCATCGGCAGCTTTCATGCAGATGTATGCTGTGAACTTAACAACATCATCTTTCTTTAAATCAATTGGATTACCATTTTCATCGACACAATCCTGATAATAATAATCCTTCACTCTCTGAGGAAGCGACTTTATTTCTTGAGCAACGAAAGAAATATGTAATTCATCGGCAGGTCGCATGAAAATAAACATACCTTTTCCGTTCCATCCTTTACGGGTAACAAGATTTCCTCTTTGCATAGCTGCAATCGCTTGCCCGAATGTTCCAGAATCTCCACTTATCAATTCTGCGTTTTCTGTAGCACCTATAACATAAGCAGTTTCAATCTCTCCCTTAGTGTAGTTACCTGTTTGGTTACATAGTTTTGCTGAATATTCAGCCGATTTTTCATCTAATGATTTCATTGTATATATGGGTTTTACAAAGCCCGCCCAAGGCTCATTTTTATTTGATTATGAAGGTTGTTTACTGACACACTCTGGTGATTTACTACCAAGTGGATTCATATTCTCATCATAGTAAGTCGCAGTGTACATGGTTTCTTTAATCTTATGTTTA